ATACGACAATGCCAATCACCAGAAGCGACTTTCCCAAGGACCTCGAACCTGGGCTGAACACCCACTTCGGCATGGAGTACCGCCAGCGCCCCGAGGAGTGGCGCGTGGTCTACGAAGTGAACGGATCCCAAAAGGCGTTCGAGGAGGACGTCCTGATGACCGGCTTCGCCGGCGCCGCGATCGTGGAAGAAGGCGATTCGGTCGGCTACGCCAGTGCGGCGCAGGGCTGGAGCGCGCGCTACCAGCACGACAAGGTGGCGCTGGCCTTCGCGATCACGCAAGAAGCGGTGGACGACAACCTCTACTTCTCGCTGGGGCCGAAGTACGCCCGTGCACTGGCCCGGGCCCTGCGCCACACCAAGGAGATCCTGCACGCCGCGCACTTCAACAACGCCTTCAGCTCGAGCTACCCGATCGGCGATGGTGCCGCCTGGATGTCCACCGCTCACCCGGTGACGGCCGGCGGGACGCAGAGCAACAAGCTGGCGACCGCTGCCGACCTGTCCGAGGAGGCGGTCGAGGATCTGCTCATCATGATCCGCAAGGCCAAGGACGACATGGGCGTACCGATGGCGCTCATGGCCAAGCGCGTCGTCATCCCGCCGGAACTCGAATACGAGGCCTGCCGGATCTTCCAGAGCTCACTACGCGTGGGAACGTCGGACAACGATGTGAGCGCGATCCGCAACAAGGGGATCTTCACCTCCGATCCGCATGTGATGACGTACCTCACCGATCCGGATGCGTGGTTCATCCAGACCGACTGCCCCGACGGCCTGAAGCACTTCCGGCGCATGCCGGTCAAGCGTGGCATGGAGGGCGACTTCGAGACCGGCAACATGCGCTACAAGGCCTGGGAGCGTTACAGCTCCGGCCTGACCGATTGGCGCTGCGGCTATGGCTCGGAGGGTGCGGCCTGATCTGCACCTGACCTGACCTGAACGCTGGCGCAATGCTGGCGATCTCGCCTGCGGGCGGCTCGGGGTTTGCTCCGGGTCGCCCGCTTCTCGTTCAAGCCTGTCCTTCGGCCCGACCCGGGCCGATGGGTTTCTCATTGGAGATTGGCCATGGGTTCCAAGCACAACCTCACCTTCGCCGACCAGGTCTATGTCGGCGGCGGCAACTTCCCCCCCCTGTTCTCCGCGAACGAGCGTCGCGGAGCCCCCGTGAACTTCCTGACCAAGGTTTCGCTGGGCGAGCCCGGTGCTGCGGATGACGACGGCATCGTGGATGCCGCGACCAGCACCGAGCTGCCCGACACCGAGACCGTCACCTACACCACCGCCGATGACGGCACCACCCCGTTCGACAACGCCGACACCCCGGCGCCGAGCACCATCCAGACCAGCACCGGCGCCAGCGCATCGGTGTGGGCGCTGGACGTGCCGCGCGCGCTCGAGGCCAAGGTCACGCACGGCTCGTCCGTGGTCGCGATGACCATCACGGTCTCGGGCTACGACGTCTACGGCCAGGCGATGTCGGAGCTGTTCACCGCCACGGCTGGCACCACCAGCAAAACGGTCACCGGCACGAAGGCGTTCAAGTACATCGAGTCGATCGCGATCACCGCGGCGGCCGATGCCGAGGCCAACACGCTGAATCTCGGCTGGACCGATGTGCTCGGCCTGCCCTACAAGGCGGCGGCCGTGGCCGATGTGGTCCGTGTCTTCTTCAACGACGTGCTCGACGACTCCGCCACCGTGGTCGCGGCCGACACCACTACGGCGACGACCGGCACCGGCGATGTCCGCGGCACCGTGGACACCAACAGCGCCGCGGACGACTCCGAGGTGGTGGTCTGGATGCACGTCGCGGATCCGAACACCGAGGCCGGCCTGCGAGGCGTCGACCAGGCCTGATGTTCTTCAATCCGTTCCTGCCCGGGATCTTGATGGTCCCGGGCATCTTCTCAGGAGTTACTACCATGCCGACCCGCACCCCGATGAACAAGGCGCAGCAAAAAGCATTCGAGCGCCACATGGATGCAACCGCTACAGCCGAAGAGCAGGACGACGCCGCGGATGGCGACGACGCCGCGGATGGCGACGACACCCTCGACCAGTCCATCGCGGATCTGAGCGTCGATCTCGACGAAATTCAGGACATCGCCGTCCTGCGCGAACTGCTGGCAGCCGAAAAGGCCGGCAAGACCCGCAAGGGCGCCATCGAGGCGATCGAAGCGGCCATCGCCGCGCGCACCGAGGAGTGATCCGATGCGACCGCGCAAGATCACGCTCACCATGGCCGCGGTCGATGCTGACGGCATCGCCGAGGCGCAAGCCGTTGCCGGTGCCGGCAATCTCACGCTGGACGGCGCCCTCGTCACCGCCGGGGTCGCCGTGTTCGATGTGCCCCGTCATGTCGAAATCGACTCGTCGAGCGCTAGCGACACGTCACAGACCGCGACGTTCACCGGCACGGACCGCTTCGGCAACACCATCACCGAGGCGATCGCGCTCAACGGCACCACCGCGGTGGCCGGCACGAAGAACTTCAAGACGGTGACGCAGGTCGCGATCAGCGCGGTCTGCGTCGGCAACATCAACGCCGGCACGGCTGCGGCACTGGAATCGCAGTGGATCCCGGTCAGCAGGTTCGCCGATTCCTGGACGCTGGAGGGCGTGGTGTCCGCTGGCGGCAGTTTGACCTGGGGCGTGCAGTACGCGGTGGAGAAGCTGCAGGACGACGGACTGTCCGAGGCGACCCGCTTCCTCGAAGGCGGCGCTGCGGCCATCACGCACGGCACGCTGAGCGCCAAGACGGCATCGACATCCGGCGTCCAGGAGACGCCGGTGACCGGCTTCCGGGTGGCTCTGTCGGGGTGGTCGTCCGGCTCGCTCGACTTCCACGTCGTCGAGCGCTGACATGCTGGCCAGCGTGCCACTGGGGCAGGTTCAGGAGCTGCTGCAGGACGAGGGCGGCGTGACCTGGACGACGACGCAACTGCTGCGGGCCTGGAACGAGGCGCAGAAAGTCATCGTCGTGTTTGCCCCCGAGGCATCACTGACCACGGCGTCGTGGCAGCTCGTCGCCGCCGAGACCCGGCATGCTGCCCCGTCGGGGGCGATCAAGATCATCGATGTCATGCGCAACATGGGCGCTGATGGCGCCACGCCAGGGGCCTCCATCCGGCTGACGACGCGCGGCAACCTCGAGGATCACGTCACCGACTGGCACTCCGGCACCGGGGCGGCGTCGATCACGCAGTGGGCGCCAGATCCGCGCAATCCGAAGCTGTTCTGGACCTATCCCAGGGTGCATGCCTCTACCGCGGTGTTTGTCGAAGGCACCTATTCGAGCGTGCCGGCGGACATCGACGAGATCACCGATGCGATCACGGTGGGCGACGAGTGGGCCGCGGCCGCAGTGAACTGGTGCATGTACCGCGCGCTGGCCCGCGACTCGAAGCGAACCCCGGTGTTCGCCAGGGCCGATCACTACCTCAAGACCTTCGGCTTCCTGGTCGGCGGCAAGCTGAGCGCCGACATCAAGCAGGATCCGCGCCTGCGTGAACACCTCGACGCGCCGCCCGGCGCAGGAGCCGGCTGATGGCCACCGCGCTGACCACCCTGCTGCCGACGCTGCGCCTGTTCGCCGAGGGTTGCGATGATCCGGTGCTGACCACGCTGCTGCGCCTGGCCGCCATCGAGTTCTGCGACAAGTCGGACTACGTTCACTACAAGCCGGCAGCGATCCCGGTGGCGCCGAATGTGCACAGCTATGCCGTGACGCCGCCGGATAGCGAGACCGTGATCTCGTCGGTGCTGCGGGCGAAGTACGACGGCGTCCCGGTGCCGGTGCGCAACGAGGTGGAGGTCGACCACAACCAGAGCGGCGGCAACATCGACTGGACCACGCTCACCGCGGACAGCCCCGAGATCATCCTGCGCACCCTGGCGCACGACGACGCCGGCTACACGCTGCGCCTGGTGCCCTACACCGACACCGTGAACGCGACGGGCACGATCACCGCCGCGACACAGGCCGATCCGGTGGCGATCACGTCCGCCGCGCATGGCCGCGCCACGGGGCAACGGGTCTACCTCGCCAGCCTGGCCGGCATGACGGAGCTGAACGGGCGCAGCTTCCTCATCACGGTGACCGGCACCGACACCTTCACGCTCGACGACGAGGACGGTACCGGCCACACCGCCTACACCTCCGGCGGTACCTGGTCCTACAACGATGGCCTGCTGTCGGTCGAGGCCGCGCTCAAACCCTCGAAAACAGCGACCACGATCCCGACCGAGGTCTACACCGACTTCGAGGAGGCGCTGCACTACGGCGCGCGGGCACGCCTGTACGCGATGCCGAACAAGCCGTGGAGCAACGCGAACCAGGTCAAGTACGAGCGTGCCATGTTCGAAGATGCCGTGCGTGATGCCCGCTTCAAGCGCAAGGAGGGTGACGCCGATCGCTCCGAGGGCTTCGTTGCCCTGCCGACGGCCTATGTCCGGCGCCGGCGCGGCGGGGTTCCCTTCCGCTCCGAGCGGCGCTTCAACACGGAGTTCTGACGATGGCCGAGCTGTTCACCAACCTTGCCAGCACCACGCTCTCCGGCGATCACAGCGCAGTCGCGACCGCCATCACGGTGGCCGATGGCGCGGGGTTCCCCAGCCCGACCGGCAGCGACTTCTTCCGCGTCCTGGCCTTCAAGAAGTCCACGGCGCAGAAGGAGCTCATGATCTGCACGTCGCGGGCCTCGAACGTGCTGACCGTGACGCGCGGGGAGGAGGGCACCACTGCGCTGGCGCTGCTGTCCGGCGACATCATCGAGTTGCGGCCCACGGCAGCGTTCTTTTCCGGGCTGGCGCAAAAGCTCGACATCCAGGATGGCGGCACCGTCTACGCCGCCACCTCCGGCACCTCCGCGTACACGGCGACGCTGAGTCCGGTGCCGGTCTCGATCGCCGCGGGCTACCACGCCAGTTTGAAGATCGGCGCCACCAACGATGCGACCACCTGCACGCTGAACCTGAACACTCTCGGCGCGGTGGCGATCAAGAAGGTGTCCGGTGGGGCGCTGGTCGATCTTGCGGTGGGCGATCTGGTGCAGGACATGATCGCGGAGTTCCGTCACAACGGGACGGTGTGGATGCTGCTCAACCCCCCAGGCGATGGCGGGGGCGGTGGCGGGTCGGCGCTGACCGCGCCCTCTGGTACCCGCATGCTGTTCCAGCAGACCGCGGCGCCGACGGGCTGGACCAAGGACACCACGCACAACAACAAGGCGCTGCGCATCGTCAGCGGCACGGTCGGTTCTGGTGGCTCGGTTTCCTTCACCGCCGCGTTCGCCGCCAGCCGCACGAGCGATTCACACACGCTTTCGCTCGCACAGCTCCCCGCGCACTCGCACAGCGGCAGCGGGCTGAGCGCGGCGTCGGGCGGGGCGCATACCCACACTATCAAACAGGAGACTACCGGCGGCGGGGTAGCTAACAGCTTCACGGGTGGGGCTGACGACGCCG